GGAGCTGCTGAACATTTTCAGCGTATTCAATCAGCTTATGAAATATTAATAAATCCTAAATCAAGACTTGAATACCAAAAAATGAATCAAACTGATAAAGTAAGTTTTGTTGAAATACTTGAAAAAATCATAAAAGAAAATATTAATTTACCCGAGCTTAAAAAATATGGAATAAACTTGGAAAAAACAGATTTTGATTATTTACAAAAAAATTTTGCGAATTTTTTTCGTGCGCTTAATGTGGGAGAGTTATTGTCATTTTTTACAAAAGGCATCGTTCCTAGGAAAGATTTTAATAATATCACTAACTGTTCTGAGTCTGATATGGATATGTTTGATACAACTTCTGCTGAATATTTTTATCATTTACCGATATATTTTCAAAAAATAAATAAACTTGATATCAAAATTGACTTAAATATTAAACTTGGTGATATTGCCAATAATAATAAAAGAAAAATAAAAATTAAAAGAAACATGGAAGACGAATCGATTACTTCCACCTTTGTTTTTAATTTATCAAAACCATATGTTGTTTTTGTTGGTGCTGGAGATATGGACAATGGTGACTATGGAAATTTAATAATTAAGTTAAACTTGCCTAACAATTTAATTTGGGATGAAAATGTAATATTAATTGAGCAATCAATGAATCTATATGAACTAATTTATGGACTTGATATTCATTTAGATTTAGGTGAAAACAAAATTATTGACATAGAAAATTGGGTACCAAGTAGAGATGGCTATTTAATTAATTTATCAAATGGTACGGGTAGTAATATAAACACAAACATAAAATTATTAGAACACAACTTGGGAATAAAGTTGTTTCTTGATTATGAAGATACTCCTGAAAAAGCTAGTTTGCTAAAACAATACTTTTCATAAAAATTACCACATGATAAATAAATTTCCAATATATTATAATTAAAAGTTTAATTATAATGTCTTGGTCAGATTTTACGATTGAAAACATTAAACATTTTAAAAACAATAAAATAAATATTGATAAATCAAATCAATTATTAATTGCAATAAAAAATGAAAGAACTAATATTAAAAATTTTATACAAAGAAATAATTTATATATTACAATTAATCAACTTGATGATAATGAATTAAAAACAACGAATAAAAAAATATTTGAATATTCGGGTGTTCAATGGGTTGATAGTAAGAATTTAAATTCTGACTTTGTTAATTTGGATAAAACATATAAACTAACTTGGAAAACTCCAATAGAAAGAAATATTAATCCTAATCTTGTTAATAATATAGATAACAAATTATTTATAAAAACAACTGAAAAAAATATTAAAAAAATAGTAAAAAGACTCAAATTTCTTATTTATGTTGGGGAATATTTAAAGTATAAATCAAATAATACAAATAAAGTTTTTGACATTTATATTGTGTTATCAAACTTAAAAAGATTCTTTCCTGAAAGTAAACAAAAAATTCAAGTTACACATGTAAATGGTGGTTATACTGACTTTTATAAAAATATTATTTTTGTTTGGAGACACGAAGAATTTGAAAAGGTATTATTACATGAGATGATCCATTTTTTTGATATGGATTCAAGAGATGTTAATTTTACAACAAAAATAAAAATAAATGGCCCTACTAGTTTTTATGAAGCAAAGACTGATTTTTATGCAATATTTTATCATTTAATTTATTTATCTGTTGTAACAAGACTATCAATTAAAAACTTGCTTGAAATTGAATTATCATTTGTTGAAAACCAAGCAATGGCACTTAATGCACACTTTAATTTAGGTACATGGAATTATAAAACAATCGGAAACATTAATCAAACAACTCCTGCTATGTCATATTATATTTTTAAATATATGTTATTTAAATATTTTATGGAAAATAAATTAGACGAGTTAAATGACTATGACCAAGTTTTAACAAAAATTTTAAGAATTGGATTTGTTCAAAAACCATTTATTAAATTGGAATCATCGCGAATGTCTTTGTTACAATTACATTAGATGTAATTCTACAAATAACGTTGTATCAGTTGTTACAATTACATTAAAATAAGATTAAATTGTATTTGTTATTATAATTTAATTTAATAAAATAATTTGGATTTTAATAACCTTAGATGTTTACTTCAGTTTCAGCTTTAGGATAGAATGAAGCAAGGAAAGTTTGGAATTCAGTAAATTTAATTACTTTACCTTCACCAGCCTTTCCAAGACCAAGAGCCTTAGCAGTTGCCTTGTCAAGAGTAGTGTTTTGTCCATCTTTAAGCTTGAGTTCAGTAAACTTGTTATTAAGTGCGCTCATCACTTTAGGACGGGCCATTGTAGCACCTTCAGCAAGACCAAGGAATCCACGAAGAACTTCAGGAACAGGTTGTTCCTTGTTGAAGCCACCATTTACATTACCCTTACGCTTAGGGCGTTCCTTAAGTGCTTTAGTAACTTCATCAGAGTGAGTCTTGGATAGAAGTTTAAGAGCGCTGTTAAGTTGACGTTCATGTTCATTGCGTTCCTTTTCTTTGGTTTTAAGAGTTTTTTCAAGTTCACTAATTTCTTTATCGATGTTTTTCATTTCAGTACGATGAGTATCAATTCGCTTGGTAAGGTCTTCAAATGATTCTTTTTGTTTCTTTTCCTTCTTTTTACCCTTAGCATCAGAAGCATCTGCTTCTTCTTCGGATTCATCTTCAGATTCGTCTTCAGATTCAGCTTCAACTTCAGCTTCAACTTCAGCTTGAACCTCAACTTCTTCTGAATCAGATTCTTCAACAACTGCTTTTTTGGTTGCCTTGGCCTTGGATTTGGATTGAGTTTGTTGAACAACTTCTTCTTCAGAATCAGATTCTTCGGCTACTTTTTTAGTTGCCTTTTTAGTAGTATCTTCAGATTTAACTGTTTCTTTAACTTTATTATTCTTAGATGGCATTACTATCTAAGGCCCTTTCAACAATATATTTAATTATCAATTTTTTTTATTATAGGATTTATAAGGGTTATTATAGGGGGTAACTACTTGGGATTAATACTAATTAATTACTTTGTGATTAATTGGAATTACATAAAAGAAAAACTAACAATAATTTTATCAGTTTTTGGTGCATCAAACGACATGACTCCTAACTGATGTTGTTGTTTATAATTAGGTGTTGTAGTGCTTGTTTGAATTGTTTGTATTTGATTTTTAACTGGTCTTTTTGTTTTTTGTTCTCTTTTAACTTTTTTTTTATCTTGTTTATTTTTTCTATTCATATCATTTTCAATAACTTCATGATTTGCTAAAATAAATTCATAAACTTTTTTTGATATAAACCATCTGAAAAAATTTAGTTGACCTATTGTTGTAATAACACATGATTCTTCCATAAAATATGGAATTCTATCACCGCGACTAAATGGGTCAAAATGTCTTTTTTGATATGCTTTTAATTGTTGTTTATATGATGAATGAACATTAAAAGATAATTCTGTATCATTCTCTTTAATTTTATATGTGATTTTATTTGTTTTTGAATATTTTGTTACAAAATGATCAATTAACCTAATTGATATTTTAGATTCAGAATTTACAATAGGAATAAATAGGGAAATATTTTCAGGAGCCTCGTAAAATTTTTCTAATGATTTCATTATCATGTTTTCTTGAGAAGTTATTTGAATGTTTTTAAAAACTTCTTGGTTTAACCTTGTGGATTCTAAGACAGTCATCTTAATTACCAATATAATATATAATATCGAATTGTCTTTAAATGTTTAATAAAATTATAATTTGAAATTATTAATCACTTAAAAAATTAATTATCAGAAGTTTCCGCATCAACTAAACGATCATTACTAGTTTCATCAGAGCTAGAACTATCATAATCTGAGTCGGAGCTTGAACTTTCGGAAAAGTGTCTGTCTTTAATATTAATATCAAGCACATTGTCTTTTTTATTCATGTTAATACCTGGAACATTAATAATAGATAGTTTAATATCAGATGTATTTGGTTGTTCATTATCTGATTCTAATTGCTCAACAAGTTCTTGTAAATCTAATTGAGATGTTGATTCATTTGTTTTATTTTTTTTCCTTGGGTCTATTTTCATAAATATATTCGCATTAATTTCAGTATCTGGGATTTCAAATACATTTTCGTTTTCATTGTCATCATCAGAATCTTCTAAAAATTTATAATTATAAACTTCTTTTTCCCTTGGAGTAAATGAAACTAGAACTGGTCTAAAGAAAAGTCCAAAATCATTATTTGTATTAATCCAAACTGCATAACATTCCAATATCATTTTACACCACGAATCTTCTGGAATTGCCTCTATTCCAATACGCTTGTTATTATTTAATTGTACTATGGTTTCAAAATCATTATTTTTTATTATTTTAATTTTTATTGTTCCGTTTGCATAATCATCTGATTCTCTAACTATTTTTTGGAAGTTAACAGTTTGATTTTCATCTTCAATATTGTTAAACCAACTAGTACCATTATATTGAGCATCTAATTTAACTTTATTTTCAAGTTCATTAAGAAATTTAATAAATTTACTTACTTTTCCTTTTTCTTTTCCAACAAGAGCAACTTCAATTTCTGCATAACCATTCGCATACACTGGTTTATACATGTTTAAAAGTGTTGGAGTTTGAAAAACAAAATTTTTTAGCTTGGACCTTTCATTGTATTTTACTAAAACTATTTTCTTATTTTGATTTGCTCTTGTTTTTGGATAAACAATTTTTGAAAAATCAACGTTACTCGTACGTAAGGGTTCTTGATAATTCATACTCTATATGACTTATATAAATAAATATTCCTTAAATAGATTTAAAAGATTTAAATTTAATTAAAAATATTTATTTACTTAAGAATTTAATAAAATAATTTTATATTTGGTTATTTACTTAAGCACTTAAGCACTTAAGCACTTGCCTTTTTGGTTTTACCAGTTGCTTTAGGAGCAGCTTTGGTAGCAGGTTTCTTTGCTGGTTTAACTTCTTCTTCATCAGATTCTTCATCTGATTCTACTTGAGCTACTTGCTTAACAGGAGCTTTGCCTTTGACAGCAGGTTTGGTCACTTCTTCTTCAGATTCATCTTCTGATTCTTGTTCAGATTCTTCATCCGATTCTACTTGAGCAACTTGCTTGACCGAAGTCTTAGATTGAGTAACAACAGGCTTGCTTGTAGTAACTGCTTTAACAGTTTCAATAGTTTCAGATTCATCATCGGAATCAAGGAATGCATCTGATTCAAGATATTGTTTAACATTTGAATTTGATTTGGAAGGAGGTTCAACTTCAACCTTAGCCATCTTGAAAGTAAGACCGAATGTGGGGTCTTTCTTGTTAGGAGCTTGTGCCCAAAGTTTAACGGGACGACCAATAGGACGAATCTTGCTCATGAAACAAATATGAGAAGCAATATCGTCTACAGTACTAATACCGTCTACCTTGGTACGAGTGCGTTTTCCGTTAGCACTGGGAACTGAAGTAAATACAATTGATTTAACCTTGTTTTCAGGGTAAGTAGTATCAATCTTAAGTTTCATGTAAGGGTGACGAGGACCGTAATCTTTCTTGTTGGGATCTTTCTTGGCATCTTCGTCTTCTTCTTGAGGAAGACGGTAAATAGGTTGGTATTCATATTTTGAAGCTTTAGCTCCAAACATCTTTTCTTTGAATTCATCAGAACCAAGTTTTTCATCAATTGCTTGAAGAAGTTCACTGAATTGTTTAACTTCAGGAATAGATTGGTCGAGAGGAATCTTTACAAATGCACGTTGAGAATCATCAGAATAAAATTCGCCGAGACGAGGAATACCATAAGAGTTTAGATTAACCCAAGGGAATTGAATGAAAAGAGGAGAGTCTGAACCGTGTGAAGGATGGTCGTAACGAGGATAAGCAATTTTTTGTCCTTTTGAACGAGTGTTTTCTTCTAAGTCGGTAAAACCAAGTCGGGTAACATCGACATCTGAGTAATTAGTAGTCATTTCTTTTGCTGATTTAGAGGCCATTACCATATTAGAAGGTTGACTTCAATATATATTAAAATCAATTTTTTTTTGGATATGCATACATCTTAGGCCTAACCCATAAATTATTAAAACGCCTAATATAAACTAATATTTTAAACAAAATCTAACATATAATATCAATATCTTCTATTTTTCTTGTATCATTTTGGTCTGTATTTTTAATAAACCCAAGAAAGTCTGTTAATGATACAGGTCTAGCTTGTTGGTTTGAATCAAAAAAGTCAGATTTTGGAGCTTCCACATATCTGGATTTTTTACTTATATATTCAATTTGTTCTATTGTAATATTTTTTCCAATATAAAATTTAACTGGTCTTAATGTTACAAAATCACCTGCATCTGTTTTATAAAAATAAAGCATTACAAATGGTACCACTTGTAATCCTTGTGAAAAAATACTATATAAATCCATAATAGACGATGGTTTATGTTGTTTGGTTTTTAGTTTTATATCTCCTTCATTAATAATTTCTGTAATAGTATATGAATTATAACAATCCATAAATTTAATTTTAATATAATTTGATTTTTTACTTGAATCAAAAACCGGATATTTTGTTTTGCACTTGGATTTGTTTTCATATTTTTCTAAAATTTTTTGCAAAAATGTGTAAAATGGATTTTTAGTAAATGTTTCATTAATTGATAGT